AATGACGGTAAACGCCCGTCCCATTTGGGAAAAGACCCCCCGACAGGGAGCGCCTTCGGTGGCATTTTGGGCAAATAACGTGAGTCCAGGCGTCGGATAGAGGACTAGGCGCGTCCGTCCTCCCACTTCAAGTCGCTCAGGATACAGATTCATGCACTGTTCCGGTCGTGCCAACAGGCTTTGGGACTCATACGACGGCCCACAGAAGCCGGGATACGACGGCATTAGAACAATCCTCCTCGAAACTGACTGTTCGTCATCGTCCGGCTTCGTCGCGTCAGTGACGGATCAATCGGCACCTCGCGTATCCGCACATTGGCACGCTTAATGCGTAGCATCGCACTCGATGCTTGGTTGCGGAGGTCCGGCGAGACAGGTATCCCATAAAAGGGAGCCAATTCGACGGCCAGATTGCTCCGAATGGCCCGTTCATACCCCGGCGGAAAGGTATAGGCGGTACTCAGGTCAGCAAACTCCGTAAGCGGGGTCGGGAGATACAGCACCAGTTGTGTCGTCCCGACATTTGGCACCGGCCATACATGAATATTGCCCAATCCCGATGCCCAGTCATGGTCAAACCAGATGCCTTGGATTAAGCCCGACTGCAACGTCTTTTCGGCAATGCCAGCATACTCGTCGTCCGTAAAGAGTTGGCGTGGCGCTTCCACCGGCGTGCTTGATCCCGTATCCAGAATCAGACCGACGTTCTCAATCCAGATCGGACGGGCGACATTGATGGTCCCCCCGCTGCCAATCGTATAACTCGACGTCCCACTCGCCAGTGTATGGGTTTGACGCTTCACCGTGTAAATAGTGTTACGCTGAATCCCTAACTGGTCGATCCACTCGTTCAGGACGTTGAGCGCGAGTGCTGCGTCCTCGCTAGAGATGGTATCAATCGCTCCGGCTACCCCGATAGACTGTAGTGCGCGAGTGGCGAAGTCATTCGCACTGGGCATTAGTGTGCGCCTCCCGTACTCGCGGCCAGAAATGTTGCGTTGGCACTCCCTGATGTATACGCACTGACCCTTGCCCGAACATAGCGATACCCCGCAACATTCGCTCTCCACGCACCAGCCGCCGTGGTAGAAGAGGCTGCCGTCGCACTATTCGACGGGAGCATATTCAGCGCCACAAAGGTTTCCCCATCCACCGTCGCTTCAAATTGCACCGTCAGGGTAAACGTACCAGACAGTTGAAACCCGACCGCCCCTAATCCCCTGACGTCAAAGAGCAAGACTTCGCCATTGGCGTCAAAGATGCGTTCAGCTATCGGCGCGGCGAGACTCATGATCCACCTTGCAGGATCGACTTCACCCGGTCTTTCACGGCTCCGCCAAACTCTTCTTCGGTTAGACCGAGCTGAGAGGCAATTTCCGCGATAAGCGCCCGAACCGCGACGTTTTTATTGATTTGTTCAACCGCCGCCTGTTCCTGTGCGATACCCTGCGCGTGATACTCCGTGACCCATTGCGCCAATTGACTGGCCGACGGCTGTCGTCCCGGTCCATCCCACCAAATAATCTTCGCGTCGTCGCCAGAGCCGCGAGTCACCACCCGCGCTGTGGGTTTTTTCCACAATATGATTTCTGATAAATGATGACTCATATTAAACGTCCACTTCTAATAGCACAATCGTGCTAGTTGATGAGTTCAGACCGACGTAGACGGTGCCATTATTTCCCTGCGACATCATCTGTGTTTTGTAGACAATCTCGCTGTCTGTTTGAGGATCATCAAGCACCGCCCAACTCGAACTGCCTGTGTAAATCGTGCCAGTATCCGCAGTATAACCCTGAGAACTTTCAGTCGCTATCGACGTCGAATCTCGCAAGAGTTTCGTATGTAGACGAGTATTGTTAGTCACCTTGCCGCAACCATTATGAGACACCAGCACCAAGATTTTATTATCGTCGTCTGAAGGGGTAATCGAAGCCGTCAAACCCGTATCAATAAATGTGTTACTGGTTGAGTCTTGCTGTGAGGTGGATGACCCATACACCACTTGCAAAATCTTGCCTCCACCACCGGAAGGAGCCGCCCACCCAATATCATTGCCATCCGCCATCGTCAGGACATTGCCGGAACTACCTTTGGCGAGTCGTGCGCCGGTCGGCGCTCCACTGGTGCCGACGAGTAAATCTCCGCGTGTCGTCAGCGGGGAAATATCCGCAAAGGTCGCGGATGCCGTCGCGCTCGTAATCGCGCCCGTTCCAGCCCCCTTCAGATAGTTGCCAGAGGTATGGCTCGCTGCGCCAGTGCCGCCACGGGCCACCGCAAGGGTGCCAGCGGTCATATTATCGACGTCGAGATAGTAGGAGCCGTCCTCGCCATCGAGTGTTTCGGCATCGCCGCCACTCGCTCCAACGCGCCCGGAGGCGGAGGAGGCTAAGAACGTCACATCGGCACTGCCAGAGGTATAGGCGCTCACTCGCGCACGCATGAGCTTGAATCCTGCGACATTCGCAGACCACGCACCGGCTGCCGTCGCATTGGTCGCCGCAGACGTGCTATTACTCGGCAACATCCGCAAGGATACCCACGTTTGTCCGTCTACCGTGGCTTCAAATTGGACGGTGAGCGTGAATGTGCCGCTTAATTGGAGGGCCACACCGCCCAATCCGCGCACATCGAGCAGTAAAACTTCACCATTCGCATCAAAAATGCGATGAGCAAGAGGAGCAGCTATCATAACTAGCCCTTCTGACGCGCTTTGCGTCGTGGTTTAGCGTTCGTTTTAGGTTTCGCTGGAGCTTTTGAGACCGCACTCCAGACCGCAGGCGATTCCGCCCACTCCGACCCTAATGCGCGATCGTCTTTCTCAGAATGCACCACCCGTGTCGCGCCGTCACGGTGATACCTTACGCTCGGATATGATTGATGTACATACGCGCCTGCATCAGCCACGATGAATCCTTTCCCTGCCACAACTGCGCCAGCATCATCCCGCCTAGCACACTGATTGCCACCATCGGCAAATACATCTGGTGTTCACTGAAAAAATTGTACTGTGGCACCACTAACCGTGGGAATACGGAGAGCAATATCCAACCACCCGCCCATGTCCACACTGGTGCCTGCTGCCACGTCTTCACCATGGCGAAAATTGCGAGAAACGTCAACCATCCTCCGACAAACCGCCATAATAAACTCAAGGTCGCCATGTCATGGTCCACGGTAAAGCCAAACGGCCACACCGATAACGCCAGCAGACGAAAGAATGCACCGACTTGGGTGCCAAAAAACGCCACCCACGACAGCGATGACCCTCCAGCATTATCAGGAAGTGTCATCCACGCCAAAAACATGGGCCATTGCACCAGGCAGAGCAAGGCGACCACACCGGCCCCATACGCCATGAGCTTGAGATGCTGTCGATAGATGAGACAGGTCCAGAGCATTAAGGCCGCGACCACCACGCCAATTTCCTTGGTCCAACCTGCCAAAATCATGGCGACGGCGGTTATCACCAAGCCCCGTTGTCCGTTGCGAAGCCCCCACAGAGCCACCAAAGCGCAGCACGTCAGCAGTAAATCCCCTCGCGCCGCCACATAACTCACCGCTTCGGTCTGAAGCGGGTGAATGGCAAACATCCCGGAGGCAAAAATGGACCCTAAGCGCCCAATCATTGGAAGCGCAATAATCGCCACCAGCACACTGTTCACCAAATGAACACCGACATTCAGGACATGAAACCACGTCGGACTTAGCGGCCAGCCAAACGATGCCGGAAGTTCCGCCTGTAGCTGAAAACTGAAATTGGTGAAAGCGCGGCTTGGCCACGTCCAGAGAATCTCCTGATGGACTGATCCGAGCCAGCGTACATCTTCGTAAACGAATGGCGCAGCCTTCAATGGCAAATACATGCAGAAAGCCAAGGTTACAAACAGGGCTACTGAGAGGCGATAATCTTCTGTCTGGTAATCCATGCGTGCGCCGCAATTGTTTCCTGTAACTTGTATAAGTTCATCACCGGGGTAATACGTGCCAAGGCCCGGTCGTATTCTCCGTGCTGCGCTTCGAGCAATGCCAAATTGGTTTGCGCGACCGAAATCCCACTGGCGCGTTCATTGTGTGAGCGATGGGGATGTTGCGCCAAGCGGGTCGAGCGCTGAAAACACTGAATGGCAAAGGGTTCGGCGCGGTCAAGGAGATACTGCGCCCCCAAATTATTCCACGGACGTGGTTTATCGGGAGACTCCTCAATGGCCTGCCGCCACAGATGCAGCGGATGGCCCCACCGAAAGACCTGATTCACAGTGGTGACGCTCCACACCAGGCAAAGCGCCACCACCAGAACCTTTCCTGCTTTCATACGCTACGGCAAGGTTGTCGGGGTTGAGTTCTCGACGATAATTGCCGCACGCGCCCCACGCCATGCACTGGAGTAACACTGCCAGAGAATAGCGCGTTGCAC